CCGCCAAATCAACAGCAAGAGTAGGAAGTGTAATTACACCTTCAACAATATTAGCTAAACCAGAGGCAACACCTTCACCCGCCTCTGTAAAAAATCCTTCGTATGTATCTGGATTACTAGAGTCGTTTTGCTGTCCTCTTGCAATAACTTTTTCGGCTTCTTCTTGACCTATGTCGTCAGCAAAGAAATAAGATTTGCCATTTATTATATAATCTGGCATTTTTTACTCTTCTTTATTATATTTTATAAATACTTCTGGATTTAAATCTAGTAAGCTCTGTCCTTTTGATCTATCTGTAAAAATTTTCTGCATTCTATTTGTCTGTTTTGAAAAGTCTATTTTTCCATTATTGACTTTAGCAAATTGTATATCTTGACTTGCAATATACGGAGTTTCAACACCACCAGCTGCTTTAATTGTATCGGCTCTTCTTTCATTGTAAGATACTATAGCATCACCTGCATCTCTTTCATCATAGTCTTCTCTACCATCCCAGTTTAAAATTATACCAGAAGAAGTTTGTCCTTTTTTACCAGCAGTTCCTTGTAAAAATCTCTTATCTGTTATTTTACCAGATAGATTTTTAGTTAGTATATTCTCAATATTTTTTACACCATCTGGGCTTGCTTTGATATTGTCAGGTGTAAGAGGTTTACTAGGATCAATAACAGTTATTTGACCAGCTGCTTGTAATATTTTTAAATCATCAGGCATCATTTTTGAGTATGCCATTTCTATTGATTTATTAAAATCATCACGACTTATATTAAATTTCAATGCTTCAAAATTCATATCGGCAAAAGTTTTGAAAAGACTAATAGTTAGTTTTCTATTTGCAACTTCGTTCTCAACTTCTCTTATGAGTCTTGTTTGTTCTTCTCCAACTTCTGTTTTTAGTATATCTGTAATGGCTGACGCTTTTTGAATTTCTAAAGCTTTTTTAGCGATAGCCTCTGATCTACCATCCTTTAATAAAGTATAAATGGTTTTAGTTGCTTCTTTTTTGTCTTCTCTTAAATCGTCTCTTAAATCGCTAATGTCTTTTCCGTAGCCATCCAAACCAACAGTAAAACCTTTTGCAAAGTTTGTTAATGTATTAGAGCTCTCGCCTGCAGCCATAGCCGCACCAGCTTTCATCATATTCAACCAAAATGCCGCTTCTTTGTCTTCGGCAAATTGATCGTCTAAATCGTCTGGATCTGCAAAACCCATTTGTTTTGCTACCTTCTTTGCATCAGCAATTGTAAATTCTTTACCTTCTTCTCTTAACAACTTCATCAACTTAGCAGATTCTTTGTTGTAAGTTGTTCCTAAAAATTCTTTTTCTTTTAAACTTGCTAAATTATTATTTAACTTATCATAAGCAGCACCAATCATTTTAGATTGTTCTTCTATCCCTCCTTTTATATCACCACCATATAACTCTTCAACAGATACATCTGATTTAGGTGTGTCTTTTGTTTGTTTCTTTTCAAAAGATTCATCATCTTTTTGAGTTTTAGCCCCTAAATTTTTTCCTTCTGGAAAAGCAGTGTTTTCTTCAATTATTTTTTTACTAGCTTCATTAATTAATGCTGGGTTTTGAAGAATGTTAGCATTTTCTTGGGACATATCAGAAATTTGTTGATTGTCGTCATCTACCTGAGTAACTCTATCTCTACTCATCTGACCACCTGTAAGAGTGGAAGCACCAACAGGGTTTATGATAAAATCCATAAAACTAAAATCTGTTGGATTATTTTTTCTTTGTGCTATTCTTCCTTCTACACCACCAACATTATATCCTTTGACTGCACCCATCAATTCTGGTGATGATGCAAGTATACCCATAGGTTGTTTAGGCATACCACCTTGACGAAACATTCTTCTGTTTAAAGGATTATCCACTAACTTCTCCTTGGTACTGGTAAACCACTAAAAAAATTACCAAAGCCTCCAGCTTGTCCCACGGCACCTAAACCTGCGATACCTAAACCTAACAATTGAGAACTAGTGCTTGGACCGGGTGTCGTGGTTTTAGAAAATGTCTGTTGTAGTGCTGGAACACCTCTAAAGATATCAGACATAAAACCAATCTGTTGAAATGGTAGAGCTTGTTCTGCAAGTATATTAGCTCTATTAATATCAAGTTGTTTTTGTCCTTGTTGTTGTTGAAGACCACCAATACCTAAAAGTGTATTAACATCTTGAACACCCATCTGTTGACCTAACTGACCAAGAGCCGCGGTCTGTGATCCAAGACCTGCAACGGTTTGACCTAACTGTCCAGTAAGTTGTGCTTGTCTTAACTGTTGTTGTGCAGCTTGTTGTGCTAAGTTTTGTGCTTGCTGAAAACCAGCCGATCTTAATTGTGCACCAGTTCTTGCTTGTTGATCCATAACATCAGCAGCTATCTGTCCTTGTAATACTGCTTGTCTTGATCCACCAAATGCACCTTGACCCGCGGCACTTGCTTGTGCTTGCAGTTGTTGTTGTGCACCTTTGTCTGCAATGTCTTGTTGAGTTCTTGCAATAACCTCTTCTGTAAAAGGATCCATGAATGGTTGAAAACTAGTTGGATCTATTCCTGCTGCCGCAACCCTTTGTTGTGCAGTTCCTAGTTGTCCGATGCCTTGACCAATGGCTTCTGCTCCTTGTTGCAAGAAAGGTGCAAATGATCCCACCCCTTGAAGTGCTGATGCTATTGCTTTTTGCTGTCCTTCTGACAATCCTTGTAATTGCTGTTTAGCAAAAGGCATCTGTGAACCAGGTCCCGTTAATCCTTTTGCACTAGCAAATATATCTGCTAAAAACTCCTCTTGAAAAGGAGCTAGTCTTACAACTTGTTCTTGTTTTACTTGTTGTTGAGTTGCCATTATGCGGCTCCTTCTAATTGTGACATCATATCATACATTCTAGCAGCACCAATATTTCTATCACCACCACCTGCACCACGAACTGCTTTTGCAGTTAGCACAAATTCACCGTCTGATAATCTAGCGGGTACAGAATCTGATGTCCCTGTCCCTGGACCAGTGACCTCGCCTCCTGCCGCCGCCATAATACCTACATCGTCTTCGTCTTTTTGTCTTTTTCTATTATCTTCAAAGTATTGTTTACGTTCTTCTTCATTGTCTAAATTATACAGTTTATTACCAATTCGTCCATACCCTAATCTAGTTGTGCCTTTTGGATACTCTCTCATTGGTTTTTCTTCTGGTTTTTCTTCGTCACCTAAACCCAACAGACCTAATGCAGTACCACCTAAAGCTATTTTACCCATTGTACTCTCTGGTACCATCTTATCAAAAAAAGAACCAATACCAGTATCTTTGACTGATGATACTGGTGCTTCGGATGCTGCACCTTGGAACATAGCTCGTACAGGAGATTCTGCGGTACTAAATTCAAACCCTTTACCAAAATCTTTACCACCCATTGCATACGTTGTAGCACCAGCAAGAGCAGCATTCTGTAATGCTTCTTCTGCACTTCGGCCTGCTGCAAGAGACCCAATACCTGAGCCTATTGATGCACCAAGAGGTCCACCAAAATACATACCAATAGCACTACCAATCATTGGTGCTGCTTTTTTTAATGATTTAGTGATGTTTCTAAATATACCCATATCTTATAATACCAATTATTTGTTATTTCTACAATCCTATATCCTTGATATCGCACTCGTTGTTACCCTTGTCTTCGATAATTCTTGTATACTCGCAACAACATGCAGTCTATCTGCTGTCGCAGCTTGAACCTTCAGCACTTCACCACTTTGCAGTATTAAATCTTTTGTTAACAATTCGATTGTAGTATTAGCTCCTACTGCTTTGACGTTAAATAAAACAAATGTATCACTACCACTAACAAGTTGTACTGTAATTGTATCAGCGTTACCGCTATCTTCTGCTACTAAAATAGAATTAACTATCGCTGCATTGAAATCGGCATCACTAGGAACTGTAAACAAAGTTGTAAGATTGGTTGTGGTAAGATCTAACTTTGCGTTTGTAACACCTTGAATATACTGAGGAATACTAGTGATTAACATTAACGTCTACCATCCTCTCTAATATCCACACGGGGAGTGCCCAACTTATACTTAGTTCCCAGCGATGTGGAATCAATTCTTAATGCAAAAGATCTGCCTCGTAAACGATAATTTAGTTTTTCAGTAAACTGTTCTACTGGACTAGTTGCAGATCGTTGTGCTGTATTAGATGTTGACTCATTAAAATTAGCACCAGGGTTGTTTCTTGACTTCATTGTAAAAGCTACATCTGGATTCACACTTGTTGATCCACTGAACTTAATATCTGGTATAACCTGTTTCAGTGATAAAAACCTATCTCCATCGCCTATATCAATAGAGGCAGACTCAATGAAAGATGTCATGGCAGATCCGTCATCATCATACCCAACTTCTTGGTTGTATAAATATTGATTGCCCGTTGCTTGAGGTAAGTTTCTAATACCTCTGTCTAGCCATGCTTGTCTTGCAAGTGTGCCATAATACCAAACTTTTTCTGTATAGTTATACGCAACGTATTTATCTATTTCAGTACCAGCAGACGATGGATAAAACCATAATAGCTCACTAAACTCTGAATTAACACCTACATGTACTTTGTCACGTTCTGCAAAGTTAAAATCTAAAAATACTTTATCTTTTACAGTGCATGGTAGTTGCACAGTTTGACCACCAGAGTAAACATAGAACGTATCCACACCCATCCAGTACACAGCATCTTCAACAGCTATTGCAGAAAAGGGACTCATAATAGTTATATTTTTTGATAATTCTTGCAAACCAAAAGTAAATGGTGGACCTATAAACTTCATAGCGTGTAGGGTTTTGTTAGTGAAGACGAGTATCTGTTGTTTTGTTTCAACAGCTTGTACGAAGGTAGATCCACCACCTAACCTTAAATCACCTGCCGTATTTGTAGCAGTTGGGAAGAAATCTACTGGGTTTTCTTGTGAAGAAAAACGTATTAACAATGGATCTTGTACTCCGTTTCCTTGTGTGGCAGAAGAGTTTGCACCCAAACCATCACAACCAAACACGATAACATGTCGGTCTTGGTCTGATACAAGGACTTGTTTAGCTATTGTAGGAACACTTGTTTCTCCAGAGTATGTGCTTGTGGCACTAAGTTCTACGGCTCTATTACCTAAACCATTTGTTTTGTCCCAGTAAAACAGCCCACCATCTCTTGGATTTATAATGATGTCTTCACCAAAATTATCGTGTGACCATAATCTAATCTGTGCTCCTGGTGTCGTGACACTCGCTGCATTACCCCATCCAACAAAGTCATTGGCAGAATCTGCATTACCAGTTGCTAATCTTACAAGAGTATTGTCTGCGTGTGTGGCTGCATCCGTACCACTTGCACCTCTGGTTGATGGACCTCCACCAGTTCCTAAAGTGTTAGTGCTTATTGTACCAACTGTGATAAGTTCTTCTTCTATTAATATCAAATCACCAGCCGTGATCCCTGTTGCACTGTCCACATCTATCGCAGTTTCACTAGCATCTAACGCTTCATTGAGTTGTGTTGCCAAAGCACCAGATGTTGTACCACTCCACTGACCAGCACCCCAACCAGTTCCGCCAACTGTTACATCTAATCCAACATTTAACTGGTATGCACCTACAACGCTAGATCCACCATTACCAGTATCAGATGAATTAGCTGCTACACTTGATGTAATTGTATAAGCATTAGAACTTATTAGTGATGTTATTTGATATTCTTGATTTAGCACATCGGCTGTTATAACACCACCTAAACTAACAGCACCAGAGAATGTTACAAAGTCTTTTTCATTTGCACCATGTGCTGGGTCTGTAACAGTTATTGTTGTAGATCCGTTTGTTGCTGCAAAAGTTACATCACCCGCACCAGTCGTCTGTCTTATAGGTGTGATATCGTTGAAAGTTTGACCTTCTTCTATATAGTATTTTAAATGTGTGCCGATACCCATGAAGTCAGAGCCATCAAGAGCTACCCAATTATGTAGTCTTCTAGCACTACCTAAATATTGATTAGGACTATACTTCTCCCAACCACCAAACTTTTCTGGAAAACCAAATCTAAATCTTACTTTATCACCATCAACAAAGCCACCTTCGTTACTGTAAGATGTAATGTCAGATATTATTCCGGGCCTAAATTTTAAAGCTGTCATTGGCATTACGCTGTACCTCCAGTCAATGATCCACTACCACTTGATGTAACATTACTAACACCTTGTATTGATTTACCAGAAGCTCCACCCGATGATCCAGATGATCCATTTGTTGGTGCGGTAGCTGGGAAACTTACTGATGATCCACTACCATTACTGCCTGTTGATCCTGTTGATCCTGCCGTACCAAATGCTCCACCAGTGCCTCCAGTGCCTCCAGCACCAGAGTTGTTAGAACCAGAGCCACCACTTGAACCAGATGCAGCAGACTGATTATATCCTTGACCAGCACCACCAGCACCACCAGAGCCACCAGCTTGTGTGGCTAAACAAGTACCAGAGACAGAACCGCTCAACGAATTATAATAGAAGTTTGGTGCTGTTGTTCCTTGGTGTGCAGTTGTTCCAAAAACAGTAAAATATGTGGTTGTTGATGCAGTAATACCTGCTGTTCCACTATTAGAAACTAAAGTACCAGAACTTGATGTACTTGTACTTACAGAAATCGTTGGTGTTCCGTAACCACTTCCATATAAAGAACTAATAGAAGCAGATACAGTGTATACGCCAGTTGTATTAGTCTGTGCAGAAAAGTAAATAGGACCTCTATTGGCACAGTTACCAGAAAGACCTGTTCCTGCTCCACCAAGAGAGTTTATATCAAACTGAGATGGATTTATTCCACGGCTAAATTGCCCTCCAATACCACCCCACTGTCTATCTGCAACAACACCTCTACCATCTAAATCATTTCCAGAACTACCATAAGTGGTAAACCAGCTTGGAGAATTACTTTGTGGTGTAGAAGTTCCACCACCACCTTCATCAACTAAGTTAGAAAATGTAGCATTAGCAGTGTAAACGCCTTTACCACCAGTGCCTCCAGCACCACCACCGCCACCACCAGCTTTGATTGTACCATTGTTAACTAAAGTTACGGCAACACTTCCAGCAATCTCAAGTGCATTACCACCTGCTGCTCCTGCTGCTCCACCTGCACCCTCGATACTACCCTCGTTTGTAACAGTTATAGAACCAACACCATTGCTTTCTATTGTTAAAGCAGCATTAGATGTGCTAGTTGAACCAATAGTATCTCCCGAACCTACTACAAGTTGTTTTGGATAATCTACTTCAAAGTCATCACCAAAAATAGTATCTGCACTTTGATTTGTATTGCCATCACTAAATGTCTTTCTAAAGGCTCTTTCTTTGCTATAAAAATCATTGAAAGATATGGCTCCAGAAGTAGGTACACCAGCAGACATGTTTGTAGAAGAATTATTACCAGCATTAGCACGAACCAATGAACCACCAAGATAGAACTCGTTCAATCCTCGACTCGGTAAGTTCGATCCGGGATTGTATTGTTCTTCAATATCTTGAAGTGATATGGCTCCAGATGCTTGTAATGCTGCCATTATAAACTTGTTCCAAACGCTGTTATATTATTTGCTGATGTTACTGCACCGTTAGATCCTAACTTAAATACAGTTGTGCCATTATACTT